CAAACGGAGTTAGAACAGTAGGGGAACGACGCGTTAACAAAATAGAAGCAAGTGTCTATATTGGGATCATTGAAAGACAATCATTAACATCGAGTGTATCCACTCAAGTTACTAATGCAATTAACAACTCATATCAAGCATTAATATCCCAACGACCTGAGTCAACTCTATGCATTGTAATGCACGATGCTTTAGATAGATACAATCAAGACAATTCAACCTATAGCCAGTATAATAACTTTATATGGGACAAAACACTTGCAGGCGTAAACAAGTTAAACGCGAGTGTTCCTGACAAGTATGCCGATGGCCTTATCTTTTGGCAAGGCGCATTCTTGACTCCAAGATTTACTGAGCTTGGCAGTAATCATCCATTAAAAGATGCAGAAGCAACTGCTTTTGATTCAGCAACTAGCGTAATCAATGGAGAGTGGGTGTCACTTGTTTATAATATAAGTCTGCCCAGTGCCGATGTTTATCAGATTAACTATGGTTTTTGCACGCCGGACTGGTACGTGTCGGCATCGCCTACTCCAGATCCTACAAATAAAATGTCAATCGAAATCTATATTGATGATATATTGATATTCCAGCAATCTAAAATGAAATCAGAAACTACTAACGGGGCTATAGGATTTGTATCCAACAACTCATTATCTGCAGCAACGTATAAGGTGGAGATAAAGTACAAACTTGATTTTAATCCGGCAAATCTTCCTACAACTGACTTGAACAATAGTTCTGGCTATATTGGATTAGCAATAAAATCTACAACAACCAATATAGTGCATTTCAAGACCGGTTGGGGCACCGTTGCTGCAGTCGAAGGTACGTATTATCAACTATCAAGCAGATATTATTTTCCCGATAAGATAGGAGTAGCGCAATCATATCAAGGATTCAAGACTCCTCATCCGGTATTCAGCAATAAAGAAAGACCACTTACCGGCTCGCCCCCGACCGAGCAATATATAGGATTTTTTACAGATTGGTTTGAAGTGTTAAAATTAGCCTCTCTTCCGAGAGGTACTGTCATCTCTATTGCAAGATACTCAAAAACTACAACATATTTAAACAATTGGAATGCATGGAATACCTTCCTAACAAAATGCAACAACGCTGGTTTTATTGTGAAAACACGATTGATATCAACTACCAGTACAGATCCTAATTTGCATAACTGGGTAAATGCCGCAAGTGGATACTAGGACCAGGGAATACTAGAGGGATTCATTCTTGAGCCGTGGCCTTACAATTACGCAGAGGAACGGAAGCGCAGAGGACGGCAAATAATTTCATACCCGAAATTGGTGAACCAATCTATACTACTGACACTAAAGCTCTTTATATTGGAGATGGCTCTACTGTCGGCGGCATAAAAGTAGGTACCAATGTTTCACTCCATGATATTGGAGATGTTTATTTACCTACAAAGTTCCCCAAGCAGGTTACCTCCATCTCTGCGGCAAATAATGTTGTTACTGTTACAACTGCCGATCCGCATGGATTCATCACAGGCGATTCTGTAGATATTCAGTTAAATACCCAATCACAATTAAATGGTACATATACCGTCACGGTACTTGGTAGTACATTATTTACGTATCCCAAAACTGGAGCATTCTTAAATTCGACAAGCGTTACTGGCACTGCAACACAAAGAATCACCAATAACTCAATCCTTGCTTACGACGCAGAGAATGAGAGATGGATTGATCAGACCTTTGTTTATCGATTAATAGATCTTGGCGATGTAAGTATAACAAGTCCCCAAGAGAATCAGATACTTAGATACAGTTCTTCTACGTCTAAATGGACGAACCAAGATCTTTCAATATCAATCAACGAATTAGATGATGTCCAGATATCAGGAACCCCACAGAATGGTCAGATTCTTACCTACAACACAACTCTAGGCGCCTGGGTTAATCAAACCTATACATTTGACCTGGAGTACTTAAGTGATGTTGATCTTACATCTCCCGCCAACAATCAAGTCCTTCTTTACAATGGCAGCCAATGGGTTAATAGCGCACTTCTTATTAATAGTGTCAATCTTGACGATTTAGGTGACGTTCAGATCACGTCAGCAAGTAATGGCCAATTGCTTCAATATACAACGACTGGATCAAAATGGATCAATACGACACTAAATACATCTATCAATAATTTTAGCGATGTTCAAATAAGCAGTCCGCAAGCAGACCAGGTCCTTGCGTACTCGTCAGGCAAATGGCAAAACAAAAATATAACACTTGAGAATTTAAGTGATGTAAGTGGAGTATCGAGCGGTGTTGCAGATAGAGAGGTTTTGGCTTATGATAGTACTATTGAAAAGTGGACATCGCAAGTCATATCAAGCCTATCCTCCAGGCAGTCAGTAACAATAACAACAGGCAGTTTAGCTAACAATGCGGTCCAAAATGTTGACTTCACTGCATTCACTGGGTATGCAATAATCAGAGCACAGGCTACTGCTCCTTGTATTATTACTCTTTACGCTGCATCTGAGGATAGAGTTGCAGATGCCTCAAGGAACCCAAGTACATCTGTCCCTCCTATTGATAAAGGTATATTTGCGGAGCTAAAGATACTAGATGTTGCCACGCACAGATTAGGTCCTGTTATTATGGGATACAACGATGATGCGACAATTAGTAGAAATGGATACGCAAGAATCAAGAATACTAGCGGGGCAACACAGAACTCAATTTCAGTGACGCTTACTGTTCTACAAGTAGAAGAAGATCCGGCATAGGAATACTACGGCGCCCATTGGACAGTGATTGTCCTCAACATATGCCTGAAGAAAATCTGAACGCTACCGAGACGGAAGCGCAACAGCAACAAGAGCAACAATCTCAGGACGCTGACAATAAGCAGTATTCTGAAGAGGAAGTTGCCAACCTGATGAAGGCATTGCGGTCTGAACGCGAAGCCAGAAAAACTTACGAAAGACAGATTAAAGAGAAAGAACAGCAACTTGAAAAGTTTGCTGAAATCAATCCTGAAGAGTATAAGAAACTTCAGGTTGATGCTGCCCGAGCGGCGGAGATCGAATCGCGCTATGGCGAATCGATTCGTGCCATTGAAGAAAAGTATGGCCGGCAAGCTGCGGAAGCAGAGATGAGAGCAAAGGAGCTTGAATCTCGTAATCGCGAGATGCAGAAGCGCTATGTTCTAGAAAAAGTATTCAATTCGGCGGGTGGTCGCACTGACGCTGGCGACGGCGTATCATTCTTTGATATGTTTGCCGATCAAATGAGTCATCGCTTCAGACAGGAAGCGGATGGATCCTTGGTGGTATTAGATCAACAAGGAGATCCTATTCTTGATTCTGAAACAGGTAAGAGATTGACTCCCGAAGAGTTTGTCGCCAGCTTTAAAACACATCCTGTATATGGCACATTCTTTAAGGGTGTTAAGGGTTCTGGTGCTGGGCTAAACTACGGCGGTACGGATGCCAATGGCGCACCGATTGAAGATTTATCGTCTTTATCAAGGGACGAATTGTTCTTAAAAGCCTTTGGTTGAGCAAAAGCCCCGGAAGGGGCTTTTTTCTTGGGAAGAATAAATGTTTTTGGAACTATATGATAGAAAGCACCCGGTTTAGCTTCGGCCGAGATGGTTGGACTGGCAGGGTGTTCCGATGTTGAGGTGTGAAGCCTTAAACAACGATTCACCTTTCCTTGTTCACATCTAAAGGAGTTCTTTTAAAATGGGTCTGAGTTTAGTCGAAGCCAAAAAGCATGCTTCGAATCCGCAAGAACTTGCGATTATCTCTGAGCTCTCTGCAGGTCCCCTGCTTAGCGTTCTGCCTTTCCGCGAAATCCAGGGCAACGGCCTGTTCTGGAAGCGTGAGGAGTCCCTCGGTGACGTGGGTTTCCGTAACTACAACGCTAACTACGCCGAAGCATATGCTGAGGTGAGCCAGCAATCTGAGAGCCTCCGCCTGTTCGGTGGCGACATCAAGATTGACCGCGCTATCCTCGAGCTGGAAGGTTCTGAGTCTCGTGCCTATCAGGTGCAGGCCAAGACCCGCGCAATGCGTCTGGCTTGGGAATCCCTGTTCATCAACGGCGACTCCAACCAGTCCCCCAGTGAGTTCGACGGCCTGGCCGCTCGTCTCCCTGCCGGCGACTATGCCACCAACAGCCAAGTGATTCGTAACGCAGCTAGCGCTGCCGCTCTGAATCTGGGCGCTCTGGATGAAGCTATCGACGCTGTGGATGCACAGGGCGGCACCAAGTACCTGGTGATGTCCAAGTCCTGCCGTCGTCACCTGACCAAGCAAGCTCGTTCTTCCTCCCAGATCGATATTGCTCGTAATGAGTTCGGCTACCAGCAAATGGTGTATGCCGGCCTGCCCGTCATCGAGCTTGAT